GTAAGGGGTGTAGTATATCCGCCAGATGAAAATAAGAGGATAGCTAAAGGAACTCTAAAAAAGAGTATCCATTTCTTTACAACAAGAGATAGTAAGAATCATTTGGGATTATATTTAGGCCCAAGAGTAAAGAGAGCGTATGCGAAAAATAAGGGTGGATATTATGGAGCTTGGCTTGAGTATGGTAATGAGGTTATGCATTTTGGAAAGTATAGAAGTAGAGCTACTAAATTTATGCAGCCAGCGTGGGATAGAAATAAAGTAAAAATGACAAAAACAGCATTTTCAAAAGCTGCAAATATAGCAGCTAAAGCAATAAAAAGACATGAGAAGAGAATGCAGAAACCATCTTTTAAGAATTTTGGTAAATGGGGATATTAAATGAAGATAGGATACGCAATATATAATATTTTAAGTACTGATAGTGATGTAGCTGCTATTGTATCTACAAGGATTTTTCCAAATGTAGCAAGAGAATCTACTGCATTTCCATTTCTTATCTATACAACAACTGGAGTTGATCCAAATGATACAAAAGATGGAGTAAGCACATTAGATACAAATAATTTTACAATTTTATGCTATTCTGATAAATATTCTCAAGTAGCAGATTTAGCACAAAAGGTAAGAATAGCTTTGGATAGGAAATCTGGAACTTATCCAGCTTCTGGAGTAGAAGTACAAAGCATACAATTTACCAGTTTTGATGAAGATTTTGATATGAAGGGAGATGGACAAGGAGTTTATGTTCATACATTATCTTTTAATTTAAGGCAAATTAATCCAGTATCAAATTAATAAATATGAAAGATTATAAAATAATAAAAGAATGGGAGTTTAGCACAAGTAAAACATTTAATGTAGGTAGAATGGTATGCTTAAATGATGATTTAGCTAAACAAGCAATGAAAGATGGATATATAGAAAATCCAAATAAAAAAACTAAAAAAATAAAGAAAGATGGCGGAGCTAACAGTTCAACAAATAACTGAAACTGGGGGAGCAGCAACTTATGTTAGTGCTGCATCTGGTGGAGATACAGCAAATAATAATGGGCATTTATTTCTGCATATAAAAAATGGGGGTGGTAGTGAGATAACTGTAACTGTAACAGCTCAAACTACAACTGTTGATAGTGGAGCTTATGGGGATTTAACTAAAGCTAATGCAACAATAGCAGTAGCAGCAAGTGGAGAAGCTTTTATTGGTGGATTTGCTCCAGCTGCTTTCAATGATGGAAATGGGGAGATAGCAATAACTTATACTGCTGTAACGAGTGTAACAATAGCAGCTCTTTATGTTTAAAATAAATAAATAAATAACAAATTAAAATAATAGAAAAATGGCAATAATTAACGGAACGGATTTAAAAGTTTATGATAGCTCAACTAATATCCTTATAGCGTTTGCTCAATCAGCATCAATTACAATTAATATGGATACAAGAGATATCTCTAATAAAGAGAGCGGCGGTTTTGCTGAATCTCTTGAAGGTCAGAGAAATTTTGAAGTAAGTGTGGATGGAGCTTATGCGTGGACTAATGCAGCTGGATCAGCTTTAACAAATGGATCAGATGATTTAGTATTAAAATATATGTTAGATGCTGGGAGTAATACAAGAGAAGCATTTACTTTAAGATGGGGAAATACTGCTGGAGCAACTGGAGATACTTATTATCAAGGTAGTGCATTTTTAACTTCATTCTCTGCTACTGGTGGAACTGAAGATACTGCTACCTATAGTATGACTTTCACTGGCACTGGAGCGATTACACAAACTGTATCTTAATAACCTAATACTCAAAATCCCTTACGCATTCCTTTTTTCAAGTGGGTTGCGTTTAGGGTGAGAGTATTTTTAAAACTTGAAAAAAATGGAATATACTTTTGTAAAATTAGGGGGAGTAAAATATCCTATTAAATTTGGATTTAATGCATTGCGTAAATACTCAATGAAAACTGGAACTACCTTAAATGAATTAAATAAATTAGGAGCGGATATGAGTTTAAATGATGCTCTTATTTTAATACATTGCGGTATTGAGGATGGATACAGAGCAGCAAAGCAAAAATGTGAATTATCAGTAGATGATTTAGCTGATAAGATGGATGGAGATATGGAAGGCATCTCAAGATGTATGGAAGTGCTAACCGATATGATGGGGGGAAATAATGAAAAAAAGCCGAAGCCCAAGAAAGCGAAAAGCTAACTTGGGATAAACTTGAGGGAATTGCTTTAGGGCAATTAGGAATGAGTGTAGCGGAATTTTATGATATGATTCCAAAGCATTTTTTTAATAAATTAAATGGCTTCTTTGAATTAGAGCAGATGAGAGAGAGGAATGAATGGGAGAGAACAAGATGGCAAACTTGCTACTTATTAAATATCCAAATAGCAAAAGGTAAAAAATTGAAACTTACTGACTTGATTAAATTTGATTGGGATAAAAAAGAAGAGGTGGATTTTGAAAAATTAAAAGCGAAAGCTGAATATATTAAAAAGTTAGAAGAGCATGGCAAATAAAAGTATAGGATTACTTAACATAGTATTTGGAGCTGATTTAAGGGGATTTGATAGGGCAATGAAAAAAGCCCAGAAGAGCATAGGAAAGTTCAGCAAAAAAATGCAAGCTACTGGTAAAAATTTAACAACAAGAGTTACATTACCAATAGTTGGATTAGGTATTGCAGCTGTTAAAATGGCTTCTGATTTTGAAGAAACTGATAGCAAATTTAAAACAGTATTTGGAAGCATTCAAAAAGAAGCTGAAGATACAGCCAAAACATTTCAGAAATCATTTGATCTATCTGGGCAAACATCTAAAAAATTACTTGGAGATACTGGAGATTTATTAGTTGGATTTGGATTTACAGAGAAAGCAGCTTTAGACTTATCAAAACAAGTGAATGCATTAGCAGTTGATTTAGCTTCTTTTACAAACTTTGAAGGCGGAGCAGCTGGAGCATCCAGAGCTTTAACAAAAGCATTAGTAGGAGAAACTGAATCAGCTAAAGCATTAGGAATTGTAATAAGACAAGGTACTGCAGAATATAAAGCAAGAGTAGAGCAGATACAAAATACTCAAAATGTAACAATCTTACAAGCTAAAGCAATTGCCAATCTTGAAATAGCTGTATCTCAAAGTGGTAAGGCTATAGGAGATTATGCACGAACATCTCAAAATTTAGCCAATCAAACAAGAGCCTTGCAAGAAGCATTAAAAGATGTTGCAGTAGAATTTGGAGTAATATTAATTCCAATAGCCATAAAAGTAGTTGAATTATTTAAAAAAATGGCTCAATGGTTTAGCGAATTACCAATAGAAAGTAAAAATTTAATTATTAATATAAGTGCTTTAGTTGCTGCTATTGGCCCTTTATTAATATTCTTTAGTAGTTTAGTTGCTGCTTTTGGGAGATTTTTACCATTAATTAGTAAAGTTGCCACAAAAATAACTAAATCATTAGGGCCATGGGGAAAATTAGCTGCTTTAGTTTTAGCATCTGCTAAAGGTATTTGGGAGATGTTTACTGGAGAAAGAGAATTGACAGAGCTGGAAAAGAATTTAGCAAAAGGAAAAAAAGAACTTAATAAAGAATTAGAAAAGGAGAATGGTTTATTAGATGATCTGTTAAGTAAAATAAATAAACTAAACACAGCTGAAAAAAAACAAACTGTTGGTAAACTTACTACAGTACCATCTTTAGGGCCTACTATAATGCCAGTAGATGAATTAATAGTTAACTTGGATAAAGTTTTTAAAAAAACTGAACGAGTAGTTACAATGCAAGATAAATATAATGATGCATTAGGAGATTTTGGGGATACTTTTGCAAATGCTTTTGAAAATGCTTTATTATCTCAAGAAGGATTTTTTAAAGCATTTATTAGAAATCTAAAAGCTGCTGTTGCCCAGCAATTAGCAATGCTTGCTGGGTTGCAAATAGCATCTGTTCTTTTTGGTGGTACTACGTTAGGAAAAGGATTGCCAACATCTTCTGGCTTATTTAAAGGAATTGGAAAGGTTTTAGGTCTTGCTAATGGTGGTTTAGCTACTGGCCCTACAATGGCATTAGTAGGAGAGGGAAGCGGTACAAGTATAAGCAATCCAGAAGTAATAGCACCTCTTGATAAATTACGGAATCATATGGGTGGAGATTTAAGAGTAACTGGTAGATTAGTAGGAAATGATATATATTTAAGTAATGAAAAAGCTGGTGTAAGCAGAAATAGATTTATCTAATGGCATACAATAGAAGATATGAAAGCACATATTTTTCACTTAATGGAAGGCAATACTATCTTGAAATAAGGGATCAAAATTGGCCCTCTGGTATTGGAGTTAAGGAAGCAGATTTAGGAGTTGGCGGATGCTCTATCCAATACGATATGGAAGGCGAGGAGAAATATTCTCCAATCATTGCATCTAAAATGGATATTCCATTTATGGTAAAAGATGCAACAGATAAAATATTTATAAAAAACTTAATAGAAGATTATAATGAGGGAGATGTAGTTGTAGCATTATATATAGGTAATGGAGCTAACTATGCACCAGTTTGGGCTGGCTATCTATTAATGGATTTAGGAGCGCAGCAAGATATAGATTATCCCTATGAAGTTAAGATTACTGCAACAGATGGATTAGCAAGATTAAAAGATATTGGCTTTTGGAGTGATGAAGTTAATAGTATTACTTATAAGCATAAAGGCCTTGAAAGAATAACTTATTGGATTGGAGAAATCCTTAACAAAATAACTCCACCAGGCACAACTCAAGGAATCTCCCAAGATGCTATAATCAGAGCAGCTGTAAATTGGTATAATAAAAAGCATAATTCTACTGCAACTTCTTTTGGGCCTTTATATCAAACTCAAATAAAGATGGGAATGTTTGAGCAACAAGATGGAGCTGGTAATAGTACTGTATCTAATTGCTATGAAGTTTTAAAATCATTATGTATTGCATTAGGAATGAGAGTTGTATATTGGAAACATTCATTTTATTTTATTCAATTAGATGGATATAATACAGCAGAATCTGGTACTTTAGCAAATCCTACAAATATAAATACAAGAGATTATAGTTTAGCCGATCCGCCAGTACATACAGCAAGTAGAGATTATTTAGGTACAACTTGGTGGACAAGATATAATCTAAATATAGAAAATGTTACAACTCCTGGAAAGGGGATACAAAAATTAGCTGGTACAACTTATCAGAATTATCCAATACTAAAAAGAGTTACTGCTGATTATATTAGTGCGGAAACACAAAACTTATATAGAGGATTTCCAGAGAGCAGTAGTGCAGATGGTAGTACAGTTGTGGAAGTTGTACAAGATACTCTTTTTGATCCATCAGCTGGCCAAAATTTATTTTTAACTGTGCCATTAATATTTCAGCAAGATACAAGCGTAGCAAGTTTTAATAATAATTATTTAAGCTATAAAGTAGAGTTTAAATGTAGAATAACAGCTACTGATGATGCAACTATACCTACAACTTATAATCTTAAATATAATGGAAGTGGAAACTATGCTTGGACTACAGCAGCATATAATGCTATTAATAATGATTTTGTAGTATTTGAAACTAATACTTTAACTGCTGCTAATACTGGAGTACAAACATTAACTCCAAAAGGAACTAATGGAACTCTCCCTAATTTAACTGGTAGTGGTGGCTGGGAAATAAAAATACAATTAGCATCCTATTTTTCTAATGGTAGCCCGGAAGATCCAGTAAGAGTTTATAAATCTACTCCATCTAATCCTACTATAGTTACAAATGGCTCATCTTATACTACTCATGGTGTAAAGTGGATAAATGCATTAAATCCTAATGTATCTACTACATCTAATACTACTGTTACTCCTGGATCAACTGGAACTTTAGGTCCGCAAACTCCTACTATTAATACTCAATCTTGGACTATAACTAATGGAAATCCATTTTTAGGCCAATTATTTTTATTAAATACTTCATCAAGTATAGGCCCACTTGGGCAACGAATAGTAAGCTCAACTAATGAAACTGATACCTCTCAATTAAATTTAGGGCAGATGAGATGGGGAGATGCTCCAATGGGATCAGATTCTTCCAGTATTAAAGTATGGAATACTACAGCATTACCAGTACCAGAATGGCAATATACAGCAGCTGCTGGAGAATGGGGAGTTAATACTACATCTGGAAATTCATCTTTAACTAAATTACTCTTAAAGCAGTATTTAGATGGACAGAGCTTTCATGTATATAAAATGAATGCAAGAATTACATTAAGCACCCATAATAAATATAGCGTAGATTCAAGTGGAACAAGGCCAAAATATATAAATCCAGTTGGTAGAATAAATGATGTAGATGGTAAAAGCTATGTGTTTTTAAGGGGTACATTTACAACTGGTAATGATACTTGGGATGGAGAATGGTTTAATATTGGAGTAGGAACTCCAACTATAACAACTACTTCTACTGATATATATGGTAAAAATACTCCAGAGCCAACTGCTCTACCTATGAATGTGATTGGTGGCGGTAGTGGGAATATATCTCAAAAATTAGCAAATCCATTAGCAATAACAACTACAAGCTCTTATTTAGCTGCAACTGATATTTTAACTAATGGGCAATTTACAACTGATAGTGATTGGACTAAAGGAACTAATGTAACAATAGCTGATAGTAAGTTAAAATTTGCCAGTGTAACAACTGGAGCTGGTGCTTTAAGTACTGCATCTACTGTAACATTAGGTAAACAATATAATGTAAGATTTGCAGTATCTGAATATACTTCTGGCGGTGTATATGTAAAACTGGGAGCAACTTCTGGAATTACTGTAATGGCAGATGGAGATTATAATCAAAATATAATACCAGAAACTTCTACAACAATACAATTAATTGCAAAGAAAAGTAATCTTACTAATACAAAAAGTTTAGATTTTGATGGCTCTGATGATTATGTAGATATAAGTGGTGTAGATACAACTATAAATACAACTACTGGTACTGTATCAGCATGGGTTAAATTAGATACAATTGGAGTAAGTTGTACTATATTTATGGCAGCAGTTGATGCTAATAATCATATAAGAGTATGGTATAAGAATAGTGATAGTACATTAAGATGGACTTTTACAAGAGGGGGTACTAATAATGTTATTAATTATTCCACTTCAATTGAGGGAGATGGCAATTGGCATCATATAGCTCTATCGTGGAGTACTAATGACTTAAAAGGATATTTAGATGGAACTGAAGTATCTACTGGTACAATGAGCGGAACATTTACTGGTACAATAGATACAGTTCATATTGGAAGATATACAGAATCATCTACATCTTATTGGCTTGGAAATATAGATGAGGTAGCATTATGGGATACAGCATTATCAGCTACTGCAATATCTTCTATTAGGAATTTAGGAAATCCAACTGATTTATTAAGCAATGTAGGTAGCTATAGTAGTACATCTTCATTAATAGGGTGGTGGAGAATGGGAGATGATGCTACCTATCCTACAATACCAGATGCAAGTACAAATAGTAATAGCGGTACAATGACTAATATGGCTTCTGGAGATATTGTCGCAGATGTTAGTTCTGTAGAGCCATCTACTACATTAAATATAGGCGGTATAATAATAACTGAAAGAATTACATCTGTACCAATAGAAGATATTGGAGAAACACTACTATCAATAAATGATAGAGTAAGTTTAGTAGATAGTAATTCTGGAAATGTTCACTTATTAACATTAAATGCAAATCAAACAAGCGGAGATACTTCATTAAGTGTTGATGCATTCTCTATAGAAAATGAAATAGCTCCAGGAGCATTAATAAGTATAGATTTTAAAAACTTGATCCAGCAATATCAAAATAGAAATATAATTTATTTTGGAACATCTGAAACTTTAACAAAGGGTACATTATACACATATAAAAGCGATAATACTTGGACTCAAGCTGATGCAAGTGCTGTAGGTACAGCAAATGGATTATTAGGTATTGCATTAGGAACTGGAGTAACAGATGGTATATTATTAAAAGGAATAGTAACTTTAAATCATGATCCTGGAACTATTGCAGATGTTTTGTATTTATCTCCTACAGCTGGTCAAATAACAAGTACTATTCCAACATCAGGAGGAGAAATAGTTAGAATTATGGGCTACTGCTTAAATAGCTCAAGTGGTTTAATATGGTTTAATCCAGATAATATCTGGGTAGAATTGAGTTAATTATGGGAATAAATAAAATAGGAGGAGTAACATTAGATGTAAGTGCTGGAAATCCAAAGCAAACAATCTTAATTGATGTATCAGCTGAAACAGGAGATTTAACAACTGGAGCAGCTAAAAAGACTTTTAGATTACCTTATAACTTTAATTTATCAGATGTTAGAGCAAGTGTAAATACAGCTCCAGTAGGGAGTAATATATTAGTAGATATAAATCAAAATGGTACATCTATCTTAAATACTAAAATAAATATAGATGTTACAGAAGAATCTTCAACATTATCAGACACTTCTTATAGTTTAAAAAATCCTTTCTTATCTAATGATGATGAGATTACAGTTGATGTAGATCAAGTAGGAAGTTCAACAGCTGGAAGCGGTTTAAAGCTTTTACTAATAGGAACTGAAATAACTGCATCAGATTCTTTATATCATTTAAGTGCAAGTGCTACTAATGTTGATGAGGGTAATTCTGTAGTATATAATATGCATACCTTTAATGTAGCAGATAGTACTAATATTCCATATACAATAAGTGGTATTGCAGCTGGAGATATTTCACAAAGCTTAACTGGTAATTTTAGTATTAGTAGTAATGCTGCAAGCTTAACAATTAATGTAGTTGCAGATGCGACAACCGAAGGAGTTGAAACTATGACTCTTACATCTCAAAGTTTAGCAGCTAATGTAGTAATTGCAGATACTTCACAACCAGCTGCTGCTACTAATTATTCTTTTAATGATAATCTATCTGGGAATCAAAAACAAATATCTTATTCTTCTATGAGTCCTCAATTGGCTGCAACTGATTTTACAAATGGTACTGCTGGTAGTTTTACTTTTTCCGTATGGATGAATAATGATAGCCTTTCAAGATATAGAGATGATTGGGTAACAAGAGATTATTCTAACAAAATACAAATAGAAGTAAGAAGCTCTTACGTTAGATTTGTACATAAAACTGCTGCTACAAGTTGGCAGAGCAACTATGTGTGGATTACTCAAAATACTGGTACTTGGTATCATTACTGCTTTTCTGTTGATACTAATACTGGTAAATTTACTGGATATGTAAATGGAGCTAATAAATCAGTTGCAACTAATACAGCTATAGAAACATCTATATGGAGTGGTACTTCTGGTGGATGGAATGTAGTTAATTATGTAGGATTTATTGACAATGTAGCTATATATGATGGAGTTTTATCAGATTCAGATGTAGCTGCTCTTTATGGTAGCGGTACTGCTCCAGACTTATCTGCTCTATCTTCATATACTGATAATGTAGACTGGTGGAAATTTGATAATGATGTATATGATGGAACTGGAGATTTAATTACTGGAGAAAAAGGGCATGACATTTCTATTGGAAACAATGTAAATAATGCTAATTTATTATCTACTAATACACCTTAAAAATGGAATATATAATAATAAAAAAAGAAAATGTTACAGAAGAAATGGAAGTTATCAGAATTTGTTTAGATGAAGTAAATGCTCTTATAGAAGCAGATAATATTATTGGATTTGAAAATAATACAAGATATTCTGAACAAGAAAAAAATAACATTTTAATCAGTTTACATTGGAAAGCTATTGAAACTGATGGATTCATTTTTAATACAAGAAGAGAATTAAAAGAATATCATATTGAAATGCATAGATTAGAAGATGAAGAAAATAATAAATAATGAGTCACGAAAATAAAAAATATATAATAATAGATGCTTCTGACATAAGCAGCATTGATTTTTCACAAGTAAATGAAACATCAGAAAATACTTTAAGATATTCAATAGATGATTCTAAAACCTTTGTAAAATTTGAAGGAGAAACTCCATCTTTTTTAGAAGGTAAAACAATATATAATCATAATGAAATTTTAGATATTTTAAATGGATCAGAATGGAATGAAGAAATAGAATAGAAGAGAGATGAATCAACAATACATAAAAGATACAATGGAGTTAATGGCTATTAATGCAACTGGAATTGGAATAAGCTTAACTAATATAGATGCAGTATTAAGAACATTAATTTTAGTAGGTACTTTAATATTTACATTAGTAAGAATAGTAAAAGTTGTAAAAGAGTGGAACGATGGCTAAAGTAAAAGTATTTAGCTTTAGAAATGAAAAAAATAAAAAAAGGCCTAATAGACATAGTAAAAGTTCTACTGGAATTAATAAATATGGTAATGGCAAAAAAAAGAAATATAGAGGGCAAGGCAGATAAAGCTAACTTATTACTTATAAGAGATCAATTTACTGATAAATCTGTTCTTGGAAAGCTTTATTTTAACTCTGAATTTTATGGCCATACATTGGAACTGGCGTGGAATGATAACAAAAAAAGAGTATCTTGCATTCCTAAAGGAGTATATGAAGTAAAAAAAAGACATACTGAAAAGAGTAAATATAAGTATGAGCATCTACATATTTTAGATGTACCAAATAGAGAAATGATATTAATGCATATTGGAAACTATCCAAAAAATTCAAAAGGATGTATTTTAATAGGAAATACAAGAGCTTTAAATTTTGTTGGAGATAGTAGAAAAGCATTTTACAAATTGATGTACGATTTAGGAAGTTTTGAGGAAATAGAATTAATAATTAAAAACCGATAACAATGAAAAATTGGATTATAACACAAACATTAAAGAAAATTTTAGGTAGTAAAAAAGCAATTTATACAATAGCTGCTCTTTTAATATCTTTATTAAGTGATACTTTAAATATTGATCCTGAAACTGCAAAAAGTCTTGTGTATAGCGTTATGGCCCTTGTATTAGGTCAGTCAGTTGCAGATATAAACAAGAAGTAGTTAGTAAGTATAAATCCCCACTTGGAATATAAGGATTTAAATTTTCTAATTTTACTACATGGCAAAAAAATATGGTAAAAGATTACGCTTAACTAAAGAGGAAGAGGAAATAATATATCAGCATAGAGCAACACCTCTTGACAATATTAATAGTAATACTGCTTTAGATTTACACATTAATGAAAGAGGTATAAATAAAGATGATATTATTAGTGTTAAGCATTGGCAGTCTGCTAATGGAGATTATAGATTTTCTATAGTTACAAAAGATAATATTGATAAAAGTAAAATATTTGATGGTGTACAAAATCTTATAAGAGATTATGCTCCAGAATATCCAGAAGTTATATATAAGAAAGGAGAATGCTTATTAGTTATCAATCCAGCTGATATTCATATAGGGAAGTATGCAGCTGAAAGAGAAACTGGAGAAAACTATAATAGTGATATTGCTTTTAAAAGAGTAATAGAGGGCGTTTTAGGGCTTATTGATAAAGCCAAGGGGTTTAGTATAGATAGAGTATTATTTTGCATTGGGAATGATGTATTGCATATTGACAATGTTTATGGAAGCACTACTAAAGGAACTTATCAAGATACAGATGGTAAATGGTGGGAGCATTATGAGATAGCTTTACAGCTATATGTAAAATGTATTGAGATATTAAGAGAATTAGCTCCAGTTGATGTGATCCATTCAATGAGCAATCATGATTATCAAAGCGGATTCCATTTAGCTCATAGCTTAAAAGCTTGGTTTAGAAATTGCCCAGAGATCAAGATAGATGCTGGTGTAAGCCATAGAAAGTATTATAAATACGGAAATAGCTTAATAGGTTTAGAGCATGGAGATGGAGCTAAAATGATTAATCTACCATTATTAATGGCTCAAGAACAGCCAAAACTATGGGCAGAAACTAAATACAGATACTGGTATTTGCACCATATACATCATAAAGTTAAGCATAAATGGTTAGATGCTAAAGATTATATTGGAGTAACAGTTGAATATATGAGAAGCCCATCTTCTTCAGACAGTTGGCATCATCGGAAAGGATTTTGTAGTCAAGCTGCTGTAGAAGGATTTGTGCATGAAAAAGATTCTGGACAAGTAGCGAGGTTAGTTCATTATTTTTAGTATTATTGCATCAGTTAATAAAATAGAGTAAGCCGCTCTCCAAATGGCTTTCAACTTTGTTTTTGTTTTAGGGGATAGCCATCTATTATAGGTGGCTTTCTTTTTGTTAATAAGTCTGTTAATAAGGTTACATAATTTTATAATAGTTTTTAGCAATTGTTAAAAATTTATTGTATATTTGTCCTATAATTATTAACTAAAAAACTAAAAAAATGAAAACAATTAAAAAAGTAAAAAACACACTGATAGGAATAGACAAATTTAACAACATATTTTTATTAGATGGGAACGGGGTTTGGAAACAACAAAACAATAAACAAATAATTAAATTATTTTAATAACTAAAAACTAAAACAATGAAAACAATAAAAGAACTTCAAGCAGAAGTATTACAGTTAGAAAAAGAAGCTAAAGACATTTCCACAAAAGTAGACTTACAAGCTAATTATAAAGGAATAGATAGCTTTAGCTCAAAATTAGTAATGGATAATTTAAACTCATTAGCATCATATCATGAAAATCTTTTTACTAAATATATTAATTTTTCTCAAGAGAATCTTAATGATAGCTCTGTATATTGGCAGAACGAATCTGAACACCATTATAATTCTGGAGTAGAAATAAGAAAAACTATAACTCACTTAATAAGAACTCAAAAAGAAATAAATAGAAATGAAAGATATAATGAACAAAATCTACAAGGATAATAATTTAACTGAAAAAGATGTATTTAGTGATCCCAGAGGATTTACTTGCATTACAAGATCAGGTATTGAAAAAATTCAGTATAAGCATTCAATTTCTGTTTCTTTTGAAGTGATAAAAGCAGAGCTTGATAATTGTATAGTAAAAGCTACCAGCTTAATTAGAGAAGGGGATGAGTGGATACCTAAAATGGAAACTTTTGGATCAGCTACTAAAGACAATTGCAGACAATCATTTAAAATGGAGATAGCAGAGAAAAGAGCTTTAGCCAGAGTTATTATAAAGACTATGCATTACACTAATGTATTAGGAGAGGATGAAATTAATTATCAAAAAAAATAAAATATGGATAATAGAACTAAAGAGCTATTTAAATACGATAGAATAAGAAAGGCAAAAGAAGTATTATTAGAACTTTTTGATGTTGAACTATGTTATTTAGAAAATAACACAAATAGAAAAAAAGAAGTAATTGAAGCCAGAAGATTTTTTATTTACTATTTAAATGTAGAGTTAAAGATTCCTTATAATAGACTCAAAGATTATATAAAAGGTCTACACCATTCTACTGCTATGTATCAATGTAAAAAGCTGGAAGATTTATTAAAAATTGAGAAGCCATTAAGAAATAAATATAATAAATTTTTAGTTTTGGCTAATGATTTTGATGTATTAGATACATTATTAAAAATAAAAAGAAAGCAAGCAGATTACTTAAATATGGAAATTAGAGATTTAAATACTAACTTAAAAAATAAATTATATGAAAATATTAGCAAGAGTAAAAGAAATTTTTGAAATAGAACAAGGATCAACAAAAGCTGGAAAGGATTGGAAAAAGCAAAGAGTATTGGTAACTCAATTGAATAATGATTTTAGAGATGAACTTGTCATAGAGTTTTTTAATGATTGGATACCAAAAGGAGCTTATGAGCTAAATGTTGGCCAGCCTTATGAATTTGAAATAACAATTAAAAGTAGAGAATGGAATGGTAGATACTATACAAATGTTACTGGCTCTCATTCAATTCTACCTACTGAATCAACTGAATCAAATACTAATAATGATGAAACTCCATTTTAATTATGATAAATGATTTTGAGGATATTACTTATGAGCTTACAGAAGATGAGCTAAATAAAGTACCATTATTAATTAAGGGATTGTCATTAAGAACTGGAAAGGATATGGCAGTATCTGGTTCTCTTATTTGCAAAAA